TTTGTCGTAGTCTTCGACGATGTAATCAACGTTAGCGGACTGAAAGTCTTCAACCTGGTCTAACTCGGCATTGTCCTTGATACGACGACGGCGCGAACCGTCTTGCACGTAAATAGAGAGGTTATCAAGCGAGGTGATGGCGAAGGCATTTGCAGGGAAATAGGGCACTGTGATGGTCGGCTTTCCGCCAAGCGCTTTATTAATCAGCATGGTCTCGAGTGCGTTGCGCTCGGTTGGCGCATCGGTACTGTTGATTAGCGACAAATATTTGTCGTTAAGCAAGCGTCTGCCACACACAACGACCATGCCCGGTGCTTCTTGATGCCATTCAGCAACTAACTCTTGAAGCGCGTCAGTAACGGCAGCGTCAATGTTGTTGTAGTCGCCACCAGCGCCAATTTTTACGCCGTTGATAACGTTACTGGGCTGGTGATCGCGTAGTTTTTGCAACCAACCGATAGCCACATCTTGCAGCATTGGGTTAGTGGCCTTGTCTGAGGTAACTGCACGACTTGTGCCGTTAAAACCAATCATTAATCGGTCAAATGCCTGCTGGCGAATGATTACTTCTTGAATTCTTTGCTGAAAATCTGGAAACTTCGCCCACGAGTCTAGTAATTCGTACCGAATATGCGTATCGCTGTCGATCTTCTGGCAGTAATAACCCTTTTCATCCAGCGCTACAACGCTACTGGTTGAGCGCTTAATACCGTTAGCTGTATCAGAAGTTGACGCAATACCTGCTGTAGTATTCATTCCGAGCTTGTCGCCCTGTTGCTTGATAGGGTACTGATAACTAACTAGGTTCAGAAACGAGTGAGACTCACGAATTTTCACCTCTAATGTTTGACCGATGGACGGATCAACGGAAAATTTAGTGCTGGCGGCTACGGCCTGAGCAACATTATTTAATTTGGCTATTTGGCCGATATATGAACTAAATTTTTGACGGGTTTCGTTTTCCATTTTGGTTTCCGATTGAGCTTAGATTATTGAGGGTATGAGTGCCTTACCGATTAACAGTCGGCGACTTGTTCGGCATCTGATCCAGTTGACACGGGTCGTTTTTTGTAATCTACGCCTGGTTCTTTTGTGAGCTTGTCGATAGTGTCGGCCAGCTTTGTTTTTACTTCGGCAATAGAGGCCGTTAGCTCGGTGATAGCCTCGCGAGCCTCGTTAAGCTCGGTTTGCACTTGGTCTTGGCTCTCAGCGATAACCGTTACCGCCGCATCAACATCGTTAAAACGCGCGGCTGATTCGCCTTTTTCTTTGTTCAGCAAGCCCTTAACTTTAGACAGCAAGGTTGGCTTGTCTTTTGGGTCTTCTACTTCGTCATACTCAAGGCCTTCGATTTCAATGTATTCAGAGAATAGGTGAGTTTGAATCGCGTCAGAGTCGGCGAATTGTGTCGGATTCTTAAGCGAGAAGGCCAGCATTTCGGTTCCAGTGCTTGCCGGGGTGTCGGTGACTGCGAGGCCGACCATATAGGCTTCACCGGTGTCTGCAAAACTGGTGTCCATCTCAATAGAGCTAAACACTTTTTGCCCGTCTTTGTTCATATTGATAAGCGTTGGCAGCGGGGCTAATTGAGCTAACAGAACTTTTTTACCTTCTTCGTTGGTCCCAACTTTCAGCGCGACAACGTCACCCAATGCGGCAAACAAGCCTTCAGCCAATAGCGAGCGAAGGTGCTCAAGCCAAATACGAGCGCCGTATTTTTTAGGGCTGTAGTTTTTAGCCATTTCTTCGATTTGCTTGCCTGTAATTTCGCGGCCATCGATGGTTGCACCTTCGGTGGCTACTCGGAAGAACTTAGAAAGCAGTTTTTTCATAATCGAATTTGAGTTCAGTTAGTTAGTAATAAGTGTTATCGCTTAGTGCTTCGAATGATTAGGTAACAGCCTTTTACAATCAAATGCTTTCGGTGTGGTCAAGCCTTTGAACACCCCTAAAGTAGGTTTTTTAGATTAGTGTGCTGCGTATTATTCGCGCTATGCCTGAGACCAAAGACTTTGACAAAGCGCGCGAACTGTATTGGCAGGGCTACAAGCTGCGCGAGATTGAAACCAAGCTAGCAATCCCTTACGCGACACTGTACAGCCGCAAACGTTCTGAAAAATGGGACGACGCAAGCGTTGCGACAAAAGTTGGTGCGTGCCTAGAAGCTCGCATGATTCAGCTGATCGCTAAGGAAGATAAAACGATCTTTGACTTGCAAGAACAAGAGACAATTTTAAAGTGCTTAGAGCGTCAAGCTCGCATTAAAAAATATGAAAACGGCGGCAACGAAACCGACCTAAGCCCAGCTATAAAAAAGCGCAACGAGGGTAAGAAGCGCAGCCATAAAAAAGGTAACCACCTAGATGAAGAACAGACCGAGGCGCTGCTAAAGGCGTTCAAAAAGGGGCTATTTGGATATCAGAAGAACTGGTATGACAATATTCATCAACGAATTCGAAACATTCTTAAGTCTCGACAGATTGGCGCGACCTGGTACTTCGCCAGAGAGGCGATGTGCGACGCGGCAACCAATGGCAATAACCAGATATTTTTATCGGCTTCAAAAGCTCAAGCGCATGTGTTTCGCGAGTACATCGTGCAATTTGTGTTTGATGCAACCGGCGTTCAGTTAACCGGCGACCCGATCACACTAAGCAACGGCGCCACACTCTATTTTCTCGGCACCAACTCTAAGACAGCCCAGAGTTACCACGGAAACTTGTACTTTGATGAGTATTTTTGGGTTCATAAATTTAAAGAGCTGCGCAAAGTTGCCAGCGGCATGGCGATGCACTCTAAGTGGCGTCAAACGTATATCTCGACACCGTCAACGCTGGCGCACGAGGCATACCCGTTTTGGACTGGTGAGCAATTTAACAAGGGCCGAAAAAAGGCCGATAGAATTGAGATAGATTTGAGCCACGCGAGGCTGTCAAGCGGCCACGTAGGTGCCGACGGCCAGTGGCGCAACATCGTTACCATTGAAGACGCGGTGAAAGGCGGTTGCGACTTGTTCGACTTGGCCGCGCTCAAGCTTGAATACAACGACGAAGAATATAAAAACCTTCTAATGTGCCAGTTCATTGACGACGGCGACGCCGTTTTTAAGTTCAGTGAGCTGCAGCAATGCATGGTTGATAGCTGGGAAACGTGGGACGATTTTAGCCCGTTTGCAGCGAGGCCATTAGGCGATAAACCTGTTTGGGTTGGTTACGACCCATCACGCACGCGCGACAATGCCAGCCTAGTCGTTATCGCGCCGCCAATGGTCGCCGGTGGAAAGTTTAGAATCATTGAGCGCCACAGCTGGAACAATATGGATTTTGATTCACAGGCCAAGAAAATTCACGCACTAACCAAGGCTTACAACGTCCAGCACTTAGCCATTGATGTATCCGGCATTGGCTGGGGTGTTTATGAGCTAGTAAAGGCGTTTTACCCGGGCGTTAAAAAACTAATTTACTCGGTTGAGCTCAAAACAAAAATGGTGCTCAAGGCCAAGCAATTGATTAGCCATAGGCGCTTAGAGTTTGATCGCGGCTGGAATGAAATCGCAATGGCGTTTATGACAATTCACCGCGCCGCAACATCAACCGGCAGGCAAATTACCTACCAGGCAACACGAACCAACGAGACCGGGCACGCTGATTTAGCATGGGCAACCATGCACGCCCTGTTAAACGAACCACTTCAAAACATTGAATCAACCGGCGGCGGTCGTCGCCTCCGAATAGTAAGGTGCTAAAAAATGACCACAGAATCGAATAAACCAAGCGAACAGGAAGCTAACAAGAAAGCGGCGATATTCACGTTTGGCGAGCCCGAACAAGTGCGAGGTGGCCACATAAGCGACTACGTGCAAAGCACTTACAACGGCCGGTATTACGAACCACCGATAAATATGAACGATCTTTACAAAGTTTACCGAGGCTCGGTGTTTCACTCGTCGGCAATCTCACTTAAGGCTCACATTGTGCTGTCGACCCTAGAGCCCACGAAATTGATCAGCGGCACTAATTTTCTGAGGTTCGTGCTTGATCTGCTGGTCATGGGCAACGGCTTCGTTGAGAGGGTAGAGAATTCGTTTGGCCAAACGTTAAAACTTAAAACCTCACCGGCAATGAAAACCAGAGTAACGAAAGACGATGGCTTTAC